TATATCCATGTCCTTAAAGAAGGGTGGACCTACTTAGCATCTGTGATGGACTTATATTCCAGAAGAATAGTAGGCTACGCCTATGGCAAGCATATGACCGCAGAATTAGCCGTTAAGGCGGTTGAAAATGCTTGTCTTAATGTTACTAATCCTAATGGTATAATACTTCATAGTGACCTTGGAACACAGTATACTAGCAAACAGTTTAAAAAGATAATTGCTGATAAGGGCTTAATTCACTCTTTTAGCCGTAAGGGTAATCCCTACGATAATGCTTGTATAGAGTCATTTCACTCTATTCTTAAGAAAGAGGAAGTATATGTACATAAATACCCTAACTTTGAATATGCACAAAGAGCTATCTTTGAATTTATTGAATCCTGGTATAATCGTAAGAGAATTCACGGTGCTTTAAACTATATGACCCCAGTAGAATTTGAAAATCTTAGAAAAGCAGCTTAGTAATATTGTACGACTTTTTGTGTCTAAGTTATTGACATAGGTCCAATTCCTCTGATATTTGAGATAGGTTTTTTCTTATTAAGTTTGATTACATTATTATTAATTAAATCTTTATTAAAAGATATAGTCTCTCTATACATAACAAGGCTCCTTTCTCTTCCATTATTAAATACCCTTTCTTAATTCATATAATCTCTATTGTTACACCAGCCTCTGCGATTCTTATATCAACATCAGCAACCTTTACTTCTTGAACTGAATTTGACTTTATAATTTCATTCATAGTTATACCTGTTTCATATTCTTTTAATATCTGTGACGGATTTACTATATCAATGTTTTCAATTACTTCTGCATGAGGCGGTTCTGCACTCATGCCCCCCTGAAGATTTCTTCCATCAATCATACATTGAAGATTATAAATTGGTATTGTTACCGTTCCATTATCAGCTTTTAAGTTTATACCTATATAATGATTTCCTTGAGCAACTTGAGGAATTCCGAGTGGGATTCCTATAATATTATCACCTTGCTCCAGTTTCTGCTTTGGTTTAAACGGTATCTCTACATTATCTAAAAGTATCTTTACAGTTAAAGTGCTCCCCATACTTGAATTACAACTTATAGATAAATTAACACTTAAATTTGTACTTGAAACTGCAGTAATGCCTAAATAGATTGGTTGAATTTCGCTGGTTGAAACTATAACCTCTTGTGAATTGGCATAATAAAGCATACTAGTTAACGCTTGAGCTACCTTGTTTCCCAGTTCATCTCTTACTGTGCTAATCATTGCTGTAAAATCACTTTGACCTCTAGATTTAGGCTGACCTAGCTCAACTTTTGTATTCCATCCACTTAATAAGTCTTGCTTTATTTTAATTACTTCCACTAACACATCTATATCAAACTCTTCATACTTTACTAAAACATAATCTCCTAGATTAACCTGTTGAAGACTTTTAAAGTTTTCATATTCCTTTGATTTACTAATCTCTATAAAGTCTACTTCTATGTTCACGTTAGCAATTCCCTTGGTCTTTACATACTCCTTTGCCATTATCCTTAAGGTAGGTTCATCAGCTGCATCTTTGAACTCAACTGGCTTTATGATATGAAAAGGTGGGTACTTTAAACTATCAAAATTAGGTATAGTTATATATTTTTCAGCTAGTGTTATACCATTGAAGCCTTTAGGATAAATCTTAGTAGCTAAGTCAGTGGTATCACTGGTAACCTTTATACCTCTAATATTTTTTCCATACTTAATTAACATACCTGTTTCTTTTCCAATTTGCTTTAGTATTTTAATATTATAATTATCCCTATATAATTCACCAGTTCCCCATCTTTCAATAATTTTAAATATTGCTTCTACTGGATTTAGTTCTATCATATATAATGTATTATTTATTAAAATATCACTGTCTACTGTATATCTTGATTCTAGATCACCAACTAAAGACTTTTCTAGAGCAGTTTTTACACTACATTTCACCGCTCTTTCATCTTCTATAAAATAAAAAGCCAAGTCATAAAAAATATGCTTAGCCCAAATCATAATTATTTTATTATTATCTTGCTTTTTCTCAACTTTATATATTCTAAACAGTTGATTATTTGCCTTTATAATATTGAAGTATTCTAGATGAACTGCTTTTTTAGATTTAACCGGATATTCTAAATATAAGCTGTATTCACCATTTAATTCATTAGTAATTTCTGCTTTAATAGCTTCATTTAATTTACCTAGTCCATTATTTTCAAATTCACCTTTTTTAGTTTTCTTATCATAAACATAAATCATTATAGCCACCGCCAATTAGGTAAAAGGACTATTTTGCTAACACTGCCTACCCAGCTTATCTTATTCTCTCCTATTTTTAGCTTTGGAAAATTTCCTTCCATTTTAAAGTTTAAATTATCTAAAGCTTCATTATAACAATCCTCTATATCACTGTTAATTATTATGCTATTATTAATTCCTTTTAATTTTATAAGTGTATCATTTATAAATAATTCAATGTTTCCACTACCATAAACAGTTATGATAGGGCTACTCTCTAGAGTACCCATATTATTTATAATACTATCTGTTTTCACTATTGTTATAACTTGATTACTAACTTCATATTTGAAAGGTTTGCAGTTAAACACTAATGGAAAGGCTCCAACAGATTTATATATAGGTTTAAAATCTATAGCGTTTACAACTTGTGCTATATACCTTTTATTTGCTTGATAACTAAATATAAGATTCGACTCACCACTACTAAAAAGCCATCCTTTTATTTCATCTATTTTATCTGTTAAATTTTCTCTTGACTTTAGAGTACATTCTACTAAGACAGTTATATCTTCATAGGTTTCTTCATCAAATTTTATACTTGAATCTCTCCCAGGAATAGGCACATAAGATACTCTACGTTTTGGTGAAGGAATTATAGGTCTTTTGGCAATAAAAATGCCATAATCTTTATAGCTATCCTTATTGGCAAAGCTAAAACTTAACATACTATTTACCCCCTCTTCCCATTACAGCTCTTTGTCTATAAAATTCAAGTTCATAAGCAAGTTGTTCGATATCTTTATCTGTGTTGTTTATGAAGTTTTCTATATGAAGTGATAGACCACCACTCCCTCCACCTTTAGCCTTTTCTATTGCCTTAGCCATTAAGCTATCCAATCTATCAATAGGCAGTACCGCCTCAGATCCGGCTTCTCCAACCCCTATAATACTAGGTCTATTAAAAATACCCCCACTCGCATACCAATCGACATTTAGGCGTGGAACACTTGGTGGTGTTAAGTTAAATTCTCCCTTTAAACTAAAGTGAGGTAGCTTAATTTTAGGTATTTTAATCTCTGGTAATCTTAGATTACTAAAAAATCCTTCAATTGCATTTATTGCATTACTCACAGCATTTTTAGCAGCATTTATCGGATTTACAATAGACTCTTTAATCTTATTCCATACTATTGCAGTTATATCTTTAATTCCGTTCCATGTACCTAATATTATCCCTTTAATAACTTCAAATCCTGTTTTTATAATTTCTCTAATTAAATCAACGGCTGATTTTATAACACTCTGTATTCCACTCCATAAATTAAAGGTGATATTTTTTATTCCTTCCCACACTCCATTCCAATCACCTTTGATTGCGCTAGTTATAATTTTTATAATGTCCTGTATAACCCTTAGTGTTGTATTTACTATAGTAGCCACCAAGTTAAAAGCAGTAGTTATTATATTTACAAAATCATCACCATACTTGATCCATATTTGATTTGCCAATGCAACAAAAGCTTGAAACATAGACTTTAAGCTTTCAATAACACCACCTATTAAAGTTTTAACTGCATTCCATACAATATTTACTGAATTTCTAAAGTCTTCATTATTTTTATATAAAACTACAAAAGTGGCTATAAGTCCTACTATTGCACCTATAATTATTCCAACCGGCCCTGTAATAGCAGTAAAAGCAGTTCCTAAGGCTCCGCTTGCGCCTCCTGCAGCACCAAGGGCTGTAGAAATAGAACCTAATGTTGAAAATAGTATACCACCAGCGGATATAAGCTTTCCTACAACACCTAAAACAGGTCCAATAGCAGCTGCAACAAGAGCAAGTTTTAAAATCATATCCTGCTGTGCTGGATTTAGTTCATTAAACTTTTCAATGATTGATATTATTGCTTGTATAAACTTCTCAACGGCAGGCATTGCATTATTTACTGCTTCAAATAACTTTTTGCCCAAGGGCTCTAAGGCTACAGCCATTTTGTTTTTTAACATCACAAACTGTTCAGCTGCATCTGCTGTATCTGTATAAACCTGTTCAATAGTTTCTGGACTTGACTTAAGACTGTTTATTAACTCATCTAAATTTAACCTTCCTTCTCTTATAGCTGATGCCATATCTGGACCTGCTCTCGCCCCAAACATCTCTAATGCCATGGCATTAGCTTCACCTGCAGTACCTGCTTCTTTGATTCTTGTTACCATCTCTTGAAGAGCCTTATTAGGTTCACTAATACCTTCTCTTGCCATCTTTCCAAGGGCAACTCTTAAAGATCCTACAACTAGCTCTGTATTAACCCCTTCCTTTTCAAACTTCCCCATCATTGCTGCGGAAGTTTCCCAATCAAAACCCATTTGTCTTAAAGGGCCACCAAACTGTGCCATAAGTTGTTGTAGTCTACTAACACCTATTCCTGTGCTTTGACTTACTTTAAAGGTGTAATCTAATGCTTTTCCATAGTCTTCTGTTTTTAGTCCAGCATCTTGAAACATTCTAGTAGAAGCGGGGATTAAAGTATTTATATCTTCTCCGGTTATTTTTGCAAGTCTTAACATCTGCGTAGAAAGATTTTGAAGGGATTCTCCTGAAAGACCTGTACGAGTATTTAAATCTGCTATTGCTTTACTTGCATCCCCCATAGTCGTATCTACAGTTGTATATACAGATTTAAAATCATCTTCTAAACCTTGAAGTGCTTCCCCTGTAGCCCCAGTGCCTATTCTTATTGAATCACTTGCTTCATCAAAATCACTAGCAAGCTTAAAAAGTCCTACTCCCGCCGCTGCTATAGGGGCTGTTACTGTTTTGCTTAAGGTGCTTCCAACACTTGAAAAGCCATCTCCTACTTTTTTCATTTTGCTTCCAATACCCTCAAGGTTTTTCCCCAATGTGGTAAATCCACTACTTTGAACCTGTATCTCCTTGTTTAATCCAGAGAGTTCATTTTCCATTTTGTTAAGTTCTGCTGTTGCATAATTGAGCTTAATTTTAAGGTTTTCAGTAGCCTTAGCATCTTCACCTTTTGTAGTTACACTTTCTTGATAACTCTTTTTTAGAGCCTCGACCTTAGACTTCTGAAGTTCCATCTGTTTATTTAAACTATCTGCCTTAAGCTTCAGTCCTTCTGTAGTCTTTCCATAATCGCCCATTTTAGAGCTTGTAGCAGCAAACTCACTCTGAACTACCTTTAGACTTCTTTGAATCTTAGAAACTCCTTCTTGAAATCCTCTATCATCAAGACCTACTCTAGCAACTACAGTATTTGAATCTCTCGCCATATCCCCTCACCCCCTCTCACGTTGAGTTTCTAAAACATAACATTATCTATATAATCAAACTCTTCTTTATCAGCAATTCCATTGACTTTCTTATATACTTTTAAAAGAGCTTGTAACTTCTTTGGTGTACTATTCCAAAACTGCTCCTCTGTCATCCTTAAAATATTAGTAGCTAAATAAAAAAGCCACTCCCAATCCCATCCACTAGAATCAGAGCAGCTTTCTATTCCCCCATATTTTCTTCACTTACCTCTGGCATAGCAGCACTTAATGCTTCATTAACAGCTGTACCTAACCTTTCCATATCACTTAAAGTAAGCATTTTCCCTACTTCTTTAAGTGTAACACTTTCATCTTCAGCTTTAATTGCTGAGTAAATAAGTGCCCTTATAGCTTTAATCTTTTTATTTTGCAAATCTTCAAAGGCTTGGTTGATATCACCGTATACCTCTTCTAACTCACAGAAGGTGTTCATATCAAATTTAAGTTCATATTCTTTATTACTAAGCTTAAACTTAATTCCTTTATTTTTAAGTTCTGATGCTCTCATGTTTTCAGCTCCTTTCAAAATTTCTAACGAGAAAAAGACCTACTAAATTGTAAGTCTTAAAATTAAAACTGATTTATAAATTGGAATTTGTCTGTGAATTTTGCTAAATATATCATTGGTTCAATTCAGGTTGAAATAGTAAGATGATTGATTGAATATTGTGTTTTGTTATTCTATTCCATCAAGATTCATTTCCCATTGATGATCATATAAAAACCTATGAGTTTCCTCGTCACTAGCAATCCACTCATTGTCATATCGACTATCAGCCCAAGATGTCTTTCCTACAGCACGTATGTGTAGTGATCCACCTGAAATTGTGTATATTCTTTCTTCGCTGGAATTTCTCCCCTCATAATATGTTCTCTTACTGAAACCTTCGTTCTGTTCTAATATTCTTTGTCTAACAGATGTTGTTAAGCGTGCCATCTTTTCCTCCCTTCATCCAATCCACGTGATTGAACAAATTACTATTTATCTATTGCTTTCATGCCATCTTTATTTCATAAATCTATTTTAACTCAACCAATTATATAAGTATAGAGTTTTTATACTTATCCTTTCCACATTTCTAATCCATCTATTTATTTTTAGAAATCAACTTTTTCTATGATGACACTGTAGGCTCTTTTGGAACAGCTGTAAACCATGAACTTATAGTTGTTGTATCTACATCCTTCATATCCTCATCAGCAATAAATCTGTAATTTCCATCAGCTTCTCTTGGATAAAATTTTCCCTTAAGCTTTGCACTTTGAGCCTTTGGCTTTTCAGCCTCCGTATCATATTCATCTGTAGCAAGTTCAAACTTACCTTTTAGAAGCCACACATACCTATACTTTCCATTGTTCTTCTTAGATTTAAAGCCTAGTGCTATAGTTGGTGCTATGTCATCCTTATTCTCAATAAGTACACCCTTTGCAACCTTTGCCCCCTGAAGCTTTGCTCTACTCTCTAAAGATAGCTGATTTACTTCAATCTCAACATCCACTCCTTCAAATGCAGTAATAATATCTTCCACTGCATCGTCCGAATAAATATTATCTGAATTTGACTTTGGTGAAAGCTTTGCACTTATTGCCCTTTCAAGTTTTATAGGTACATCATATGTTGTTGCCTCATTATCATCAGTTTTCAATATAGCTATGTGAATATCTTTAAGGCCTATTTGTCTAGCCATTTAAATCACTCTCCTCTAAATAATAAAATTTAAGACCTTTATGATAGATTTTTGTATCTTGTTCATAAAGATCTATTTCATTTAATCTTTTAAATCTAGCTTTAAGCAAAAGTTCTTTTATATTTTTAACTATATTTGCGTAATCACCCTTTGACCAAACATCTACTTGAACATAATGCGCCGTTAAGCTTTCCCTATCATCTTCATAATCTTCTCCACCTGAGAAATATTCATGAAAGGTTATATAGGTTTCACCCTTTCCAGAATACCTTTGAAAACACACAGGAATATTGAGAGGATTTAAGGCATCAATAATTAGTTTATTAATCAAACTCCTCAAGCCCCCTTTGCAATTCTTCTTTAATTACATTGTTAATTTCTTTTTTATTTTCAACAACAGAGTTTTCTGCCCAATGCTGTGCTGATTGTTTACTAGTCCCCCACTCCGAAAACTTGGAGTAAAAGAACTCTGAGTTATCACCCTTATTAGGACCTATATCAACAAAGTCTACTCCGTTTTCGTTTTCTATATCTGATATCTTTATGTTATCAGCCATGTGTTTTTTACTTAAACTTGACCTCGGAGCCTTTTTCTCCATGCTACTTTTAACCAAATCTCCTGCTTTATCAAGAGCATTTTTCTTAATTCTTTCTCCCTTTTCTCCAAGCTTATTTACTTTATCTATAAGCTCCTGCATTCCTTCAAGCTCCATTTTAGCCACTACTATCAACCTCCATAGCCTTGATTTCTATGAATTTATTTACATACTTTATGTTATCAATAGAAATTATATTGTACTGCTTATCCTTAAACAAAACCCTCATTGTAGTATCAATTTCATCAGTGTATCTTATAGTAAACTTTACAGTGTTTTCTGCCTGAACAGCTGCAGCTGCATAGTATTCCTTTCCACTTAAGTTAGTTACCGCTGCCCATACTGTTTTGTAATCTTGCCAATTCTCAACTTCAAATCCATTCTCATTAGTATTTGTAGAAAACTTTTGCAAAGTGGTTCTATGTCTTAATTCACCAATCTCCATAAAATCACCAGCTTTCTTTTCTAATATTAGCTAGTATTAATTTCATTACATTAATAGTTTCTGAAATACTACCACTTTCACTTTTCATGTAATAGTATGTTCCTTCTCTTTTTTCATACATATTTGCCACTGCATAAAGAACAGCTTGCTTTGCAGTTTTGGGTATTTGTTTAAATTCAGATAAAGGATATCTTAATATATCTTCACAGATTTCTTCAGCTGTAAGAATAAAATTAGTGATGAGCGTATCTTCCTCATCACTATCTATTCTCAGATATAACTTTGCTTCTTCAAGGGTCACTACCATACACTCATCACCTCCATTAACTAACTTTCATTTTTAAAATTTGTACTGTTTCTGGAAGAACTAATTTACCATCTACTCTTTCTTTAGCTACAAATCCAACCATTCCATTACCTGCAAATAATTCTTTAAGTTCTGCAAAGGAACGAGGGCCTCTATCACCAATGTTATAGTAGCTAAAGTCACCAAAGGCTATAACGGGTTTTCCTGCTGCAACTGTTGGAACATAAGCTGAAGTATAAACAGGATATCCAAGTAAACTATCGGGCTCTCCAACTTGATATGATGGCTGCCAGATATATGCGCCATTGCCATCCTTTAGTTTCCTAAGAATTGCTAATGTTTGATCATTGATTATAAATGTAGCACTTTTTCTATATGGACGCTTTAGTGTATAAATTAAATTGATTATCTCATCAGCTGTAATTGTAGTTGCACTTGCAGCTGTAACACCAATTTCACCTCCACCAGTTGCTGCAAAAATACCTAGTGGTTTTCCTACTCCATCTCCATTTAAAAAAGCATCTTCTTCTGCATTTGCAAGAGCCTTAGCAAACTTGTTTAAGATGTAACTTTCAAGATTAAACACATTATCATAAAGAAGTTCTTCTGTAACCTTAACTGCGACGTGTAGCTTATGTGCATCAAGATTGATTTGTTCAAACTTAGCATCTCCAAAAGTTAATGCTCCCCCTTCATCAATCCAAGCAGCTGCTGGGGTAGATGCCGCAATATTTATTTTTCTTTCAGCACCGGTCTTAATTGTAGTTGCAAGTTTTCTTATGATATTTTCTTCTGTTAAACCTTCAATTAGTCTAGTATCATACTCTGATGGAACAAGGTATCCTCCATCTGCATCAACACCTTCTTGAAGTATATTATTAATTCTTCTAAAATTAGAACGAAGAGCATTTAGCATAGAATCCTTGTACTCAGCTGTTGCAACTCCCGTTTTAGGGTTTTCATTTGTTTGTAGCTTTGCAGGACTACTTAAGATTGGGCTACTTGTAGGCTTTGACATTTCAGCATCAATTGCTGTTAGTCTACTTTCCCTTTCAATTTCCTTAGTTAAAGACATTATATTGTTTTCCATCTTTGTATAAATAGCATTATCTTCTTCTGAAAGCACATCACTTTCATTTCTTTTGTTATCAAGAAATGCCCTTGCATCTGCTACTGCCTTATTACGCTTTTCATATAATTCCATAAGTTTATTCATATTAAAATTCCTCCCTAAATAAATTTAAGACGCTCTTTTAGCGCCCCAATTGATGGTTTATTTTCATTTATTTTTATACCCTTTTTGACTATCATTTTATCAAGTAATGAATTAGTTACTGCTTTTCTGCTAAAAGCATAAGTAGTATCCTCACCTGACTTTTGCTTTTTATTATCTTTTAAAATCCCATCTGCAAAACCAAGTTCTAATGCTTTGTTTGCATTTAGCCATGTTTCTGCATCCATAAGATTAGATAATCTTACACGAGATAAAGAAGTCTTTATCTCATAAGCATTTATGATACTTTCTTTAACTTCTGAAAGCATATCAATTGCTTTTTTCATTTCCTCATCATCTCCAATTGCAACCGTAAGTGGATTATGAACCATCATAAGTGCAGTAGGTGCCATTAAGACATTTGTTCCTGCCATAGCAATAACACTTGCTGCTGATGCTGCAATACCATCAATCTTTACAGTTATGTTTCCTTTGTAATCCATAAGCATTGCATAAATCTGACTTGCAGCAATACAATCTCCGCCGGGAGAATTTAGCCAAACAACAATATCTCCTTGTGAAGAATCAAGTTCTGCTTTAAATGCTTTAGGTGTAATTTCATCACCGAACCAACTTTCTTCTGCAATTGCACCATTAAAATATAGTGTTCTAGTATCTGAATTTTCATCTTTTACCCAGTTCCAAAATTTTCTCACTTTGTTCCCTCCATTCCTAAATTATTTTTATTAGCAAATATTCCTGCGTCCTGTAGCTTTGTCATATTTCCATTAATCAAATATAAATCTCCACCTTCTTCAACTGATATACGGTCTAAGTTTTCAAGTTCTCTAATGTCATTTGCACTCATCCATCCATTTTGCCTTGCAGTTGCATATCCACTCATACGGCTTTGATAATCGCCCCTAAGGAGCCCATCTACATTGAATTTAATGAAATATTTCTTTTTATCACTAAGAGATAATAGTGAACGTATCATTGCTTGTTCCCACCTTGAAACCCAAGGATCTAATGTGTATTTTACAAACTCCAAAGATTGCTGTTCTATATTAGAAAAGCTAGATTTTTCAAGGTCACCAACCATATGTGGTGGAACTCTGAAAATTCTAGCTATCTCATTGATTTGAAATTTCCTTGTTTCAAGAAATTGTGCCTGTTCTGGAGATATTGTTATAGGTGTATATTTCATACCTTCCTCCAAAACAGCTACTTTACTTGAATTGCTACTTCCACCAAAGGTTGCGTTCCAACTTTCCCTAACCCTTGTAGGGTCTTTTAGCATACCAGGATGTTCTAGTACCCCACCCGGTGCAGCACCATTAGCAAAAAATTTAGCTCCATATTCCTCACAGGCAATAGCCATACCAATTGCATTTTTAGCCATTGCAATTGGAGAATATCCTATAAGTCCATCAAATCCAAGGCCAGGAATATGAAGTACATCAGAAGGATTCAAGTTTACTATGTTTCCTTTATTATTAGGAGCATCCTCTTTACTTATCATATAACTATAATAAAGCTTTCCCATCTCATCCCTATTTACACTCATACGATTTGGCATTAATGGATATAAAGCTACTACTTCACCTTTCCCATTTCTAATAATTTGTGCATAGGCATTTCCCCATAAAAGTAAATGAGTCATAAGGGTTTCCCTAAATACAAAGGAAGTCATCTCTGGATTTGGCTCATCATGTAATAGAAAATATAACGGACTATTTATCGCCTTTTCTTTCCCTCCATTATCAGTGTACTGATATAAATGAAGTGGTAATCCTGCCACAGCTTCAGCTAAAATTCTCACACAAGAATATACAGCAGTCATTTGCATTGCTGTTCTTTCAGTAACAGGTTTCCCAGAAGTTGTACTGCCTAAAAAGAAACCATATGCACTCCCCGCTGTTCTGTTTTTAGGCTTATCTCTTGATTTAAATATTCCAGATAAAATTCCCATAGCAATCACACTCCCCTCTAAAATAGACATAAGAAAAGCACCTACCGTTGTGGTAAATGCTTTTAACAATAAACACTGTTATTATGTAAAATTTTTATAGCCTTTTGCATTTTGACTAAACATCAACTTCAAGAATCTCATAATCAACATCATCATCTTCATCAATTGGATAGTCTCCAGGATTTGATAAATTCAAAATTTCCGCACCATCATGGTAGCAACTGCATAAGTATCCTGCATAATCTTCGGCTTCAGCTTCAGAATCAAACACTTCGTCCTGCTCTTCACTACTTCCATCAGAGTATTTCATTAAAATTTTAAACATTTTCATATAGATAACTCCTTTTCATAATTCTCTGTTTTACAATACCATTTCTTTGTCGCATTTTCAGCAGTTCTCATCGGAACTGATTACATTTTCAGTATGTTCTTCTATATCTTCATGTGCAGCATCATAATCTTTTATACCTTGAATCAGTTCAGCCTTAATTGCCTCAATTTCAGACTGAGGTAGTGCTTTTCCCTTGCTGAAGATCTTAATTAGTTTTTGAATGCCGATGGTTGCGAGAGCACCTACAGCAAGTGTAATTCCCACAACTGGCAACATTTCTTTTCTACCAGCACTTTTCCCAGCATCAATAAGTGCCTCTATAAGTTTCTCAGGACCTCCTGCTGCTTTGGCTGCTTTTGATAATTCTGCATAATTCCATGCCATTACTAATCCTCCTTTATTTCATCTGCATCGATTGCCTTTTTGATGGTATCCTTTATGACCTCGTCATGTTCTAACAAATGTTGATATTGTTCAATCTGCTTTTGGATGCCTTCAATTTCTTTTTCAGTTTGAACGATTAGAGACTTTTTTTGAAGTATAGTACGATTTAAAGTTTTGATATTTTCTTTCAAATGCTTTTCAAAGTCTTCCGGTAATACACGAACATCGGTTTCGCCTTTTTTATCGCAATAACTGATAACAGCACCGGCCACTAGTCCTGCGGCTAAAGTAGCTAAACCAACCGTTGGAGACATCGTTGCCACACTAGATGTAACCTTTGGTAAATATTTCGGTGTTGCCCTTAAAAAACGCTTCAATTCATCATCAGTAACAATATTTCCGTCTTTTCGTGATGCTTGAACTGCAGTTAACCGCCCATCACGAATCCACCTGCGCACAGTTTCTGGATTAGTTTCAAGCAAATCAGCAATCTGTTTAACACTGTATGTCTTCATATACACCATCCTTATACTACATTATAATGCTACATTTTTAGGTTTGTCAACAAAAAGTAGTATTATAATGTAGTATAAAAGTGTTTTATTATATAAATAATATTCCTCTGTCATCATAAACAGAAGTACCCTCCCCATTACCACAACGAATTGCTCTATCAAGGGCCATTATAGTTGCAACAGCACCATCTATCTTCTCCGTTGATTTTTCTTTATCTGCTTTAATATTTCCAGCTGGGTCAGTTCTAATAAAGATATTATCCATATTCCACCTTAAAACAGGGTGACCTCCATGTGCAAGTTTCTTCTCAAGTGTTAGTTTCATAAGTTCCTTTGTAGGTGGACTCATATCTTTAAACCCTTGTCCAAAAGGCACTACTGTGAATCCCATACCTTCAAGGTTTTGTACCATCTGAACTGCTCCCCATCTATCAAATCCTATTTCTCTGATATTAAACTTTTCACCAAGCTTTTCTATGAATTTTTCTATGAAACCATAGTGGACTACATTTCCTTCTGTTGTTTGTATATAACCTTGTCTTTCCCATACATCATAAGGAACATGGTCACGCTTTACACGAAGGTCTATTGTTTCTTCTGGTATCCAAAAATAAGGTAGTACACAAAATTTATCTTCTTCATCCAATGGTGGGAATACTAAAACAAAAGCTGTAATGTCCGTTGTACTTGAAAGGTCTAACCCTCCATAACAAACTCTCCCTTTTAAAGATTCTTCATCTACCTTAAAAGAACAGGCATCCCATTTATCCATAGGCATCCAACGGATAGCTTGTTTCACCCACTGATTAAGTCTAAGTTGCCTAAAAGAGTTTTCTTCAGCAGGGTTCTGCTTTGCAGATTCACAAGCAGCTTTTACTTTATCTATTCCAACAGTTATTCCTATAGAAGGATTTGCTTTCTTCCACACCTTAGGATCTGTCCAATCATCTGATTCATCTGCTCCATAAATTATAGGATAAAATGTATTATCTTTTTTTCTTCTCTCAATAATATCTTTTGCCTTTTGGTGGGTTTCATAACATATAGAATTTGTATCTGTTCCAGCTGTAGTAATTAAAAAATATAGTGGTTGCATTCTAGCATCACCAGAACCTTTAGTCATAACATCAAATAGTTTTCTATTTGGCTGTGTATGAAGTTCATCAAATACTACTCCATGAATATTAAAACCATGTTTAGAATAGGCTTCTGCTGATAACACTTGATAAAAGCTATTTGTAGGTGCATAAATTATTCTCTTTTGAGATGCTAAAATTTTAACTCTTTTACTAAGTGCAGGGCACATACGCACCATATCAGCAGCTATTTCAAATACTATAGACGCTTGCTGACGATCAGCTGCACAGCCATAAACTTCGGCCCTTTCTTCAAAATCACCACAACATAAAAGAAGTGCAACTGCGGCTGCAAGTTCTGACTTGCCTTGCTTTTTAGGGATTTCGATATAAGCGGTATTAAATTGTCTATAACCATTGGGTTTTAGTGTTCCAAAAATATCTCTTATAATCTTTTCCTGCCAATCTATAAGTTCAAATTTTTTACCTGACCATGTACCTTTTGTATGACAAAGGGCTTCAATAAAGGCAACAGCATAATCTGCGTGTTCTTTGCTGTATATGCTACCCTTTGCCTTAAACTTAGTTTTAGTGTACTTCTTTAATTTTCTCATAAGCTGTCACCTCCTTTCCTTAAATTTAAAAAAGACTACAATTAAGTAGCCTGTAACTAAGAACAACCCCTTTTAAGGGTTGCCCATTACTTTCCTGTAAAAATAAACCTTATATACTCTTCCTCATACTCTTCAATGAAAGCTATTAATTCATGAAATCCCATCTCCGATGCAATTTTATTCACCATAGAGAGGTCAAACATATTGGTAAGTGAAGTATCCCTAATAGCTAGTATTTGTTCTTTAATCTTATGCGTCATGTTACTCTACCTCAATTTTGCTACAGCTATCTTCACCATAAATAACGTTCAATCCACTACCATTATCCCATTTAACTAAAATACTACCTGCATCATCAACACCTTTTACTGTACCTTTTGTTCCTATTGGTGGTGCTTGGACATCATCCATCTTCACAAGTTCTATCCTTGTACCTATTGGGTATTGTTTTCTTAGCATTTCAACTCTTTCTTTACTTGGAAACTTCATTCTTAGTACCTCCCTTAAAAGCTGATGACCCAGAAAAATTCTGAAGGAGAATTTTACGTTCTTCTTTGTATTCTTCTCCAATGAAACCTAGGCGAAGAAGGAAACAGCGGAATGCGTATTTCTCATTTTCTACTTCCTTTTTCTTTGAACTAATGCGTTTCTGGTTTCTTGCCATTTCACAAATTGCAGTAACAAAATGGGTATAAGCTTTTACTGTATTACTGTCTTGCTCTCCATGAAACCAAGGAAACCTAATTCTTTCTTCAGCTTTCTCAATCGGCAAACTATCTGTAGCTAATGCCTTTTTAATAAGGTCTGCTTTTACTTCCACTAACTTTTCCAGGTTATCAAATGAGTCTTCCGTAAATAATTCAATTGACATTTCTACAACTAAACTATCTACTGTAGTTTCTAGCATTTCATTTTCAGCTACTGGTGCCTCTGAAATAAAACCTTCTTTCTCTAAAGCTTTAAGCAAAGCCTCAACTTTTTCTTTCTCTACTTGATCATCAAAAGATATGCAGCCATCTTTGCCTACAACAATATCTCCAACCTCGTAAGCCATACTAGGCATTCCTAGGTATCTTGGCCTACATTCTAATATTGCTGCAATGGCAACAACTAGTGACTTGCGCTCTTCTCCTGTTACATTAAATTTAACTTCCACTTTTAAGTACCTCCTTATTTTTTGGTACTTACATATATCACTCTAAAAGGTATAAGTATCAAGTCCTTTAACCAGAATAATGTGATTCTTAAGAAGTAACTTCCTCATCTTTAACCATCTCATTATAAGGCAACTTCTTACCATCTCTTATTAAAAACACACCTTCATCACTTGAAACCTGTTCGATGTATCTTTTTACAATAACATCACAGAATTTTTCATCAAGTTCAATGGTACAACAGATTCTATCAGTTTGCTCACAAGCTATAAGCGTTGAACCACTTCCACCAAATGGGTCTAAAACTATTGAGTTTGTTAAACTTGAATTTTGAATTGGATAAGCTATAAGAGCCACAGGTTTCATTGTTGGATGATCTGCATTTTTGCTTGGTCTATCAAATTCCCATATTGTTGTCTGTTTTCTATCTGAGTACCATTGATGTTTACCTGATTTCTTCCATCCAAATAAAACTGGTTCATGTTGCCACTGGTAAGGACTTCTGCCTAATACAAGACTTTGTTTCTTCCAAATGCATGTACCACTTAAATAAAATCCAGCATCTGCAAATGCTTTTCTAAAGTTAAATCCTTCTGTATCTGCATGAAAAACATATATAGATCCATCATTTGCAAGAACCTTTTCCATATTGCTAAGGCTATCAAAAAGGAAATTTAAAAAAGCATCTGCTGAAAGATTATCATTTTGTATCTTTCCTGCAGTGCCTTCGTATTTTACATTATAAGGTGGGTCTGTAACTATTAAGTTTGCCTTTTTCCCCTCCATCAATCTTTCATAGGTTTCTGATTTTGTGCTGTCTCCACAAATAAGTGTATGCCTTCCTAGAATCCACACATCGCCTTGCTTTGAGAATGTAGGCTTTTTCAATTCTTCATCAACATCAAAGTTATCTTCTTGAACATCTTCAGCAGAATTTAAAAGCATATTTAATTCAGCTGCCTCAAACCCTAAGAGGTCAACATCAAAATCTAGTTCCATTAAACTTTCAAGTTCTATAGATAATAAATCTTTATCCCATCCTGCATCTTCTGCAAGTCTATTATCTGCAATAATATAAGCTTTCTTTTGTGCCTCGGTTAAGTGGTCTACAAATACACAAGGTACAGTTTTCATTCCATCTTCTTTAGCTGCTAGAACTCTTCCATGACCTGCTATAATATTAAAAGCTCTATCGATTAAAATCGGATTTACAAAACCAAATTCTCTAAGGCTTGATTGTAATTTCTTTATTTGCTTTTCATTATGAGTTCTTGAATTATTGGCATATGGTACAAGTTTTGATATTTCTACTTGTTGCATTTCCTCAGTAAATTTATTTTCCCTATCCAAACTAATACCCCCTTTGTAATATTTTTATAAGTCCTTTATTTGCACCATCAACATCGCCTGCTACTACTTGCCCTTTTAAGGTTTTATATTGTTGCTTAGTTAATACATTTTTATTTTGATTAAGTTGCTTCATAAAAATTTGTTTCTCCATTTTTATCTTCCCTTTCTCCCCGATAAAAGTGCCTCCATAATGTCATCTTGAGGATCCCCAACAAATGCTGTAGTACAGTTTTGTTTAACAATATCAAAAATTTCATACCACAATAAATTAGCTTGCTTTAAAAAAGATTGGCTCATCTGTACAAAAGGACTTGCTATAGCTCCACCTGTTGTAGGGTGTTTTCCTAAAAGTCCATAAGTGCTTATGGCTTCCTCACATTGGATATACCTTGTAAATGCCTGAGCATAAGATTCTATAAGTCTTGGATTAATAAACTTCTCACATCCTCTATCTTTTAGCCACTTCCAAGTTTCAGCAAATAACAAATCTGCTCCAAGTAATTTACCATCTCTTTGCTTTGCACTAAGGTAGTCACTTGGTGATGGCATATCTCGACCATTTAAATTTTCAGCACCATCTAAATCACTAGCTTCCAGAATTGTTTCTGGCTGTAGGTTTGGTACTTCTAATATTTTTGCTGCTTTACCTTTTGTTATTTTATCTGAAAGAGGTATTTGCTTATCACCTGCACGAACTCGTCTGCCACCTCTATTTGTACCGTCCTTGGCCATATTTTCTACTCCTTTCTTAGCCCCAAGTGGTTAATACCCCCTTTGAACTGCGGTTTTTGTGCGTGTGACCCCCTGCCCGTTCCCCAGTGGGTTAGTTGTAGAGATCAAGACCGCCCCTCCCTGGTGCATCACCTTCTGTTCCACCTATCACCATCCCTTGCAGTAATAGCAGAGTGACAAGACTTACATAAAGCCATTAGATTACTCCTGTTATGTGTTCCTCCACGTGACAAGGGAAGTATGTGATGTACTTCCTCAGCCTTTGTTAGTCTTCCACCTCTTTCACATTCCTGACACAAAGGATACTGTGAGATGTAGCTATCACGGATTCTCTTCCACGCTCTACCATACCTACGGCGTGCAACTGGGTCACGACCATACTTCTCGTAGCGTTTGTTATCTATCTTTTCATGTTCCTCACAGAATCTACCCTCTGTTAAGTTAGGACAACTAGGAAAGGAACATGGTCTTTTAGGCTTTCTTGGCATTACATTCACCTCCAGTTTTTGGGCATAATAAAAACCCTGCAGGTGCAATCCCACAAGGCTCGTTTTATTTTTTCTCTATTATAATACTATCATAATGTCTTACTGTCTTTCTCTGTACTTTACTGTAATGTTTTAGGTACAACCACATAATTTAGTGCTTTCTTATGTACCTTAAATACATTATCAATACTGTAGTTCATATCAACGGCAATTTGCTCCCACTGCATAAAGCACAAGTAACGCTTTTCTAAAAGAGTTTGATACTCTGGGTTTTGAATTGCTTTTATGGTTCTTACAATCTCATGTTTCAAATCCACTAATTTATCAATGTCTTGGTTAATCTCTGCCTGCAAATCAATAATCTTTTCCACAGCGTTAGCCATAGTAGAAACTGCACGGTTCGGATTACGGGGCATATCCGATATCGTGGTTGTTGCTTTTGTAGCAAGGTCATTTAAGGATGCTACCTGTTCAATCTTGCTATTTATTCTTTGGTCAAGACGATATGCTTGACTTAAATATTCTTTAGCCCTCATACTCACTACACCTCATCCCTTAATTCTTTAATCAGCATATTTCCATCAATAGTTGTTAATTCCGAATACCACTTTGAACGAAAGAAGCGTTCCACATTAGATTTCACTTTATTCCCCTCAACGCTATAAGGGTATTTTTTTAGTGCCTTTAAAGCACTCCTATAATCCTTTACAGCTTGTAGAATTATAGCATTTGCCAGATTAGAAATTCCATCCTCGTTAGTAGTGGGTTGGACTTGCATATCATTTTTATACATAAGCAGTACCTCCGAATAAAAAATTTTTTTCCTTGGATTGACCCTAATTGTCTTAGCTTTACAGATTTGCCTTTACAGCATCAATTAAAGCTGATTGTATTTTTTCTTTTTTATTAAGGGATCTAATTATTTGCTCATCCATAGTTCCTTTAGCAATAATATGATGAATAACCACTGTTTCATTTTGCCCTTGTCTCCAAAGCCTCGCATTTGTTTGCTGGTAAAGTTCTAAACTCCAAGTAAGACCAAACCATATAAGAGTTGAACCTCCAGCTTGAAGATTAAGTCCATGTCCTGCAGATGCCGGATGAATTAAAGCTACTTCTATTTCTCCATTATTCCAATCCGTTATATCCTTTGAAGTTTGTATTTCACGAACCTTAAACTTCTTTTTAATTCTTTCTAAATCATGCTTAAACCAATAAGCTACAAGTACTGGTTTACCATTTGCCGATTCAATTAAATCTTCAAGAGCATCTAGCTTTCCATCATGTATTTCACAAACCCTTTTATCTTCACCATACACTGCACCATTGGCCATTTGGCAAAGTTTATTTGATAAAGCTGCAGCATTTACAGCATCTATTTCTTCACCCTTAATGGATAATACTAAATCCTTTTTTAAACTGTCATATAACTTTTGTTCTTTTTCAGAAAGAGTTATAAAAACTTCGTTTATGATGCACTCTGGCATTTTTAAGTAGTCAGTGCTTTTCATGGATATGGTGATATCTGAAATAAGACGATAAATTTCATCCTCTGCTCCAACTTTTGGTTTATAACTAAATATCATCTGATTATTTCTTTTATCTGGGTTAAAGAAATTATTTCTATACTGAGTTACAAATCTTCCTAACCTTTCACCCATATCAAGGATCCTAAACTCTGCCCATAAATCCATAAGTCCATTACTACTTGGAGTTCCTGTAAGTCCTACAATACGTTTTACCTTAGGTCTTACTTTTAATAAACCTTTAAACCTCTTTGCTCCATAGGACTTAAAGGAGGATAACTCATCAATCACAACCATATCATAGTCAAATGGCATACCACTTTGGTTTATAAGCCAATCCACATTTTCACGGTTTATGAGATAAATATTTACTTTTTGCATTAGTGCTGATTTTCTTTGTGTTTCACTACCTACAACTACTGAATAAGTAAGTCCATTAAGGTGCTCCCACTTTTGAATTTCAATAGGCCAGGTATCTCTAACAACTCTTAAAGGACCAATAACTAAAACCTTTGAGACTTCAAAGCTATCAAGGCAAAGGTCAAATATTGAGGTTAGAGTTATAACGGTTTTATCAACCGAGGCCCATATCAAGAAATACAGCAGTGATAGGTTTCTGATTTATATAATCAATTGCATATTGCTGATAATCATGTGGTATGAACTTCATTTGGCATCACCTCCAATCTTATCAAGAATCCATCCAATCTGTTCTATCTCATCAAGGACAAATACCTGAAATCCTAAGCCTCGAAGCAATTTATGTCTTGCAAGCTGAAGGGGTCTCGCCTTTTTCCCTGGAGCCTTTACCTCTACAAACCCAACCTTTCCATCTGGCAGTAATACCAAACGGTCCGGTATCCCGTCAAATCCAGGTGACGTGAACTTAGGACAGATGCCTCCATGCTTTTTAACTTCCATTACTAACTTCTTTTCTATAACTTTTTCTCTCATGCTAACCTCCATCAAAAATAACGTTATGCATGTCGTCAAGGTCATATCCTAAACTCTTCTTATAGGATATTTTATGTTTTTGCTATAGGGACTTTCTATATATGACCTTACTAGACCTGCATATCTATAAATTCATTACTTAAGAAAAGTTTGGTTTTTGACCTTTCTGACCTGCACATTATGCTATTTATTCAATAAAATCTGTGTTTTTAAGGCGAACTCCAATAATAAAAATACCTTTTGAATACTTTTTACGATTTAGACCTGCAACCTCAAGTGCAGCATAGAAGTCTGTGGTACTCCTCGTGTACTCTCCTGTTCTCAAACAATAAGCACGGTATTCTTGATAAAACTCTCCTGACTTTTGTTTATAGCTAGAGTCAAGTTCACAACACTCATCAAGAAATGCTCCAAGCCAGTCATTATTAGCACGATAGCTATTAATCGCATTTTCAACACATGATGGAAGCTTTAACTTAAAGTCATTTGCAATAACCTTCTTTGCACCTTCTATAATCCAAGCTAATACATAGGGGCCAGCATCTTGGACTAGGTAATCTGTATAGTTTTTAATATCACTATTACCCTCTATTTTTGCGTTAAAAGGAATAACAATTAATCTACGCCATGTACCTTCATCATTAGCACCTACCCTTGGCAGATGATTTGTATATAGTACAAGGGTGTGGCTTGGCACATACTTGAAGGGGTCCTTATACTTCTTCTCTGCCATAACCTCATCTGTAGAACATAGCTGCTTAATGACGGAAGTATTCAGCCGCATACCTTCTTCTAATTCAGCTGCTATTATAAGACGTTTACCTTTAAGTTCTGCCATCTCCGGTTTAACATTCCTCTTACACCCAACTGTCAATGCATCTGATGACATAGAACCACTATAGGTACCAAGGATTCTTGAGATAGTGTTCCAGAAAGTAGATTTACCGTTGCGACCTTCGCCATAAGAAATGATGAGAGCTTCTACATACACCTTCCCTATGGATGCAAGACCTACAATCTGCTGAACATAATCAATAAGTTCCTGGTCATCGCAGAAAAAGGTATCAAGTGCATCAAGCCACAGCTGCTTGCCGTTATCTCCTGGAGTAACCGAGGTCTGTTTTGTAATGTAATCCATGGCATCGGGTTTATGCATTCTTAAAAGCCCATCTTTTAAATGATAAGTTGCTCCCGGTGTATTAAGAAGAAACTCATCTTTATCTAAATCACTGACACTAATAGAAAGCATAGGCTTTGCAGCCTGTAAGGCACTCATTACATATTTCATGTCACGACGCTTCATAACAAACGTTCTGTATGATACTGCAGATAAATATTCACGATATGTATCTAACTGCTGACCTTGTAATGAATTTTCAAATTTCTTTCCTCCTGCCTTAACATCATCTATAGATACTCCAACTGCTACAACAGCATCCATCGCTCTTTGTACTTCATCTAAAGCATGTGCAAGCTGTAAATCCAAGAATTCCTCCATTGCCCCAACAGCCTGTTGTTTTGACTCCACCCAATATTCCCCATTAAAGCGAAGATAATCAGTGGCATCTGTATAACAAAGTTCATTTCCATATTCATGGGTAAGGATCTTTGCCTGACCTATATCAGAGAAATCTGAAGGTTTTAAGGACTTTCCTTTAAAGTCATCATTAAAATCCTCTGGGGCAACATAACCTTCTTGGTCTTGTACTTTTTCAGCAAACTTCACGGCGCTGTTCCATATAGTAGCAAGTTCCTCATCATCCATAGGAGGATCGCACTTCTTTGCCTCATCAAGAAAAATCTGATGCGCCTTTTCTATAGCACCATAACGTTTTGCCACTCTACCTGCAAAACGTGATAATGTACTGTTTCTCTTTCCTTCTGGAATAGAAGAAACTTCTGTTGTTTCATTATCTTCATCGCCTTTATCTACAGGTAATTCCTCTTCAATAGTCTCCCAGCCATCATGCCATATAACTTCATCGCAATCAGCACCAAATATAAAACGAGCTGCATCTAAGGCGTTATTATCAAAGAACGGAAATGTCTCCTGTATCCTTCTTTTCAGCTTCACATACTTTATGTTATCTGTGCATGGGCGAATAAGGAAATATATATGAAACCTTGGTCTTGCTGATTTGTCATCCTTCTGTTTCATATGATTACGGCTTGGTGCAATGGCATAAGAAACATCTGGTAGAAGTTCATCTATTCTTTCCGGAGTAATCCATTCATTTTCTTTTTCTGAATGGTCATTATCACAATCCATTACAACTACTACAGATTCTTTAAAGTTATCTGCACTACGATAATTATTTTTGTACTCTGCACAAACATGATCCATTTTAACTACTGCTTTTAATTCTTCTGCATTAGTTACCTCCACTCTGTTGGGGTAGCTACAGTTCTTGGTATTGCCTGTGCAATTTGCTGTATAAAATATTAACTTCATATGCTTTCCTCCTTTAAGTTCTCTGTGAAATAACGGATTGCCATACATCTTTGCTTGGCTTTTTGAATTTCTACTCTCATACCTTCTGATATTCTTTCTCCAAACACCCATAGTTCATTACACTTACCAAGTAAGACCATATTCATAAACATGGCTAATTCCCTTTCCTGTGGAATGTCATCATTCATAAACTGTGGAAAAAGCAAATGTGGAGCAATAGGAATACCATTCTTCTCTAATGTAAATCTACAAAAACCCCGAGCCTTTTTTACATTTACATCAACATCCCCTGAATAGGGTGAACAAACATATACAAGAGGTTTGAAGGCAGCATTTTTTTCTGCCCTCTCCTCTCTAATAATATTTGTAAGAGCCTCATAGGTTGTTGGGTCATAGTAACCTTGTGAGTTATATTTGTTTATGCACATAACCCTTACCTCCATAACTCGCTCTGATTTCTTTACTACACTCATTGTAATAGACAGATGTTCCGTATAAATCTTCATTCCTATCAGCAAATATTTGTAAAAGATCAACATTAACTTTACATCCACAAATAGGGCAGATACAGAATACATTTTCATCATTTATTTCCATGGACACTTTTATAGCATCATTTCTTTTTTCCTTAACATAAAACATTAAAATTTCCTCCTCTTATATGGATTTGTCCTTCATCTTAGTAACGTACCATTCAAGGTGATGCTTACGCTGCTCATAATCTGGTACTGCCACAAGCAAACCTATATCAACCTTTTGTAAGATTTCAAGCATATTGATTTGCTCATCACTAAGGTGTGGTCTAATACTTTTTCCTTTTTCTATGTTGTTAGCCAATCTAAATTGCTTTGCTGACATCCCAACTACAATGCGGTTAAGCATATCGCATTCATTAATAAAGTGGATTGTCAACACTTATTAGGACAACTTTTTCTCGGACAGAATTGCCTTGTATTCAATAGGACTAAGATATCCTAAAGAACTATGAACCCTAAATTTGTTATACCAGTTGACATAATCAAATAATGATGTTTCTAACTCTTCAAAGCTTTTAAATATTCTATTAAAAACAAATTCTGTCTTTATGATTTTAAAGGTAGCTTCGGCTACTGCATTATCATATGGACACCCTTTTTTACTCAGAGACCTGCTAATATTAAAGGTTTTCAGAAGATTATCTATCATAGAATTTTTAAACTCATTACCTCTATCAGTATGGAGTATACTTATATTATCTAGTGGATACTTCACATTGGCGAAAGCCTTGTAAACAATGTATTTATCTTTATTTGCGCCAGCAGAGTATCCGATAATCTCTCGATTATAAAGATCCAAAAGTATGCATATGTAGTTCCATTTTCCATTAACATTTACATATGTTAAATCACTTACAATAACATCTAGTTTTTCTTTATTTTTGAAGTCTCTTTTAAGAAGATTATTTATTTTTTCCTCATTGCACTTTGTCTTATGAACTTTATATTGCTTTAAAGTATACTTAGAAACCAGTGAGTACTTGCTCATTATTTTTCGTATTTTTCTTCTTGAAACAATGTAACCTATTTTGCTTAATTCAACCTTAATCTTTCTACTGCCGTAGTTATTTCGGCTCTTTTTAAAGATAGATATAATCTCATTATCTAATTTGCTATCGCAAGTTTTTTCAACTTTTTTATAGTAAATTAGACTTCTTGAGATGTTTAAGATTTTACACATGGCGCTGATACTGTATTTATGCTTATTAGCCTTAATTACATCTATTTTCGTCCCATTATCAGCGCCGCTTGCTTTAAAATATCATTTTCCATCTTTAGCCTTTGATTTTCCTTTTTAAGTTTAATAAGCTCATTTTCTTCATCAGATCTGTTATCCTTCGCTTTAAAAGAACCAGAAGAAGAATAGTCTTTTACCCACTTATTTACAGTAGACCTAGCAATGTTATACTCTTTAACAACTTCATTTATGTTTTTTCCACTATTTATAAGTTCTACAATTTGCTTTTTAAATTCTTCATTATACCTTTTATTTGTATTAGACATGATAAACCTCCAAATTAATTTAATTTATTCTATCATGTCCGAGTATTTTCTGTCTAAATTAGTGTAACCTATCCACACACAGCTACAAAAATCTGTTCCTATATACCAAAATGCGAAACGTGGCAGGGCTATCCACCTCCGACGCTCAAAAATCAAGTGATATGTTTCTGAAATGTCGCTATATGGATGAGCTGACTGGCGGCAAAGGCATTGTTTTTGCCACCGGCACGCCGGTATCCAATTCCATGACCGAGCTTTATACCATGCAGCGATATTTGCAGTACAGCACTTTACAAAAAAACGGACTTAACCACTTTGATTGTTGGGCAAGCACCTTTGGCGAAACGGTAACGGCAATAGAGCTTGCTCCTGAAGGCACCGGATATCGTGCAAGAACACGCTTTTCCAGGTTCTTTAATCTGCCGGAGCTGATAGCGATGTTTAAAGAAGTAGCGGATATTAAAACCGCTGACCAGTTAGATTTACCGACCCCAAAAGTGATTTATGAAACAGTTGCAGTAAAACCTACGGAGATTCAATCGGATATGGTAAAGGAGCTATCAAAGCGAGCTGCCGAAGTCCATGCGAATGAAGTTGACCCTTCCATCGACAATATGCTTAAAATTACCTCTGACGGTCGAAAACTTGGGCTAGACCAACGCATTATCAACCCACTCCTTCCCGATGATAAAGCAAGCAAAGTCAATGCCTGTGTAAATAACATCTACCGCATTTGGCAAGAAGGTTCTGTGGATAAGCTGACACAGCTTGTATTTTGCGACATCTCTACTCCAAAGGGAAAAATCATGTCACTGGACGAGCGAGCGGCAAAGGCAGGCTCACAAGCCATTAACGGTGTTGAGCTTGCAGCACTTGAGGACAGTCTTCCGGATAGTGCGACTAAACCTTTTGCTGTTTTTAATGTTTATGATGATATTCGTAACAAACTGGTGGAAATGGGAATGCCCAAACATCAGGTAGCCTTTATCCATGAGGCAAATACCGAAGTGCGTAAAAAAGAACTATTTGCAAAGGTACGCAGTGGCGATGTTCGTGTATTGCTTGGCAGTACCGCCAAATGCGGCGCAGGCACGAATATCCAAGACCGCCTTGTAGCTCTCCACGACCTTGACTGCCCGTGGCGTCCGGGGGATTTGACCCAGCGAGCAGGCAGAATTGAACGGCAAGGCAACCTAAACGAGGAAGTCGGGATCTATCGCTATGTAACCGAGGCAACCTTTGATGCGTACCTCTGGCAGACTGTAGAAAACAAGCAAAAATTCATCTCGCAAATTATGACCTCCAAAAGTCCCGTCCGTTCCTGTGAGGATGTAGATGAGGCAGCTCTCTCTTATGCAGAAATTAAGGCGCTTTGTGCAGGTAACCCCAAAATCAAGGAAAAGATGGATTTAGATATTGATGTATCAAGGCTAAAGTTATTAAAGGCAAACCACCAAAGCAGCCAGTACCGCCTTGAAGATAATTTACTGAAATACTTTCCTGAGAACATAGAAAGAAATAAAGGCTACATCAAAGGCTTCGAGCAGGATTTACAGATCCTTAAAGCGCATATTCCAAAAGATGGCGAATTTATGCCAATGGTCATTAAGCGCGATGCCTTAACTGATAAGGACAACGCAGGAGCAGCACTTTTAGAGGCCTGCAAAGAAGTAAAAGGCAGTGAATCCGTGGAAATCGGCAGCTACCGTGGCTTTTCCATGCATCTATCCTTTGACAGCTTTAACAGGGAGTTTCAACTCTCCCTAAAGGGAGCAATGAGCCACCCTGCTAAGCTCGGTATGGATTCTAGGGGTAATCTTATTCGTATAGACAACGTTCTTGCCGCTATGCCTGAACGCTTAAAAGCAGTGACGGATCAGCTCGAAAATCTTTACAATCAGCAAGCGGCTGCAAAGGCAGAGCTTGGCAAGCCATTCCCACAAGAACAGGAGCTAAAGGAGAAAACTGTACGGCTCTCTGCCCTAGATGCAGAGCTTAATATGGACGCTAGCGGTCATGCTCCAACTACTGATGCTCTATGCAAAAAAGACCGCCCCTCGATCTTAGACAGTTTAAAGCAGTCACCAAAAGCAGGAAAGGAGCAAAAGTTAAAACACGAGAAACAAATGGAGGCACGATAATGGCAAAACGAGTAAGAAATATTCAACTCCACTTCATGGTAACAGAACATGAACGCAGTTTTATAACAGAAAAAATGGAACAGCTCGGCACAAAAAATTTAGGAGCCTATCTTCGCAAGATGGCGGTGGACGGCTATGTAATACAGCTTGATTTATCCGATATACGAGAGCTGGTAAGTCTCCTTCGCCGCACCAGTAACAGCTTAAATCAACTCACGAAGCGAGTGCATGAAACAGGCAATATTTACGCCGATGACATTGAGGAATTAAGAAAAAGCTATGACAAGCTTTGGGAGACGGCAGACGAAATACTCTGCCGTATTTCTGCCATCTAAAATCCATATCATAGACAGACAGAAAAAGCTTTGGTACGCTTATCTCATAGAAATGGAGGTCGATTATATGCGAATACTGCTTAAAATATTGTTGTTTCCCATAACACTTATGGTATCTATCATTTTACTTGTATGCCAGTTTGTCTGTGTATTCAGCTCGATGCTGCTTTCGATTTTAGCATTTTTCTTGTTTGCGCTGGGCTTTGCTGCAATGGTATTCTTGGGAGATACAAATGAAGGATTAACAGCAATGTTCATTGCCTACCTCATCAGTCCCTATGGAATCCCCCTGCTCGCCGCTTGGCTCCTTGGTACGATGGGCGGAATAAATGAAAGGCTCAAATCTATTTGATACTAAGAGGGACAAAAGCATTTTGGTTATTCCTCCCCTAATTGACGCAAAGCAGGAGTATCCTCATAGAATAAGGGCAACCAAGTCGATTATCTCTGCTCTTATTTTTATACTGATGCTCCTGCTATTTTATTGTCTTTGCATTTTTTTTATTTGTTGGAGCGCAGCATTCGCTTTTCCCAGTAGGACTCTCACATCTGGGCTTATATCGCATTTGAAAAGTCCGTTTACAACAGCTAAAAACTCCATATCTATTAATTGATAGCCGAAATTTGTTTCAATCCTATTAGTCAATGAGTCTACAACATATTCCCAGAATTCCTTGCTCAGAAAATCTGTCCTTAACTCAATTAAATCTGTCTTATCACCTGTTGATTCGAAGATTCTTTCATAGTATGGATTTACAAGCCAATATGCTACTTGAAGTGGACGGTTTTTCTCTATAGAGTCATAGTCAGATATGATTTTATTTCCAATCATATCATTAAACATTGCACCGAAATGAGGATTTTCCTCCGACTTAATTAACATAGAATAATGTGTCTTATATCCTGATATAAAGCAGTGCATTTTATCAGTTTCGCTTTTACGTGATAGCATATGAACTAAGATACTTAGATCGAGTAGCAACTCATGAGCAAATATCTCAGCTGATATGCTGTTATTGAAAAGAGCCTTATAATTACCATGAGCAATGCGATTGCGAATTAGGTTGTTGAAATAATACATGAAATATTCAACTACTTCAGGATATGTATCGACTTGTATATCTTGTAAGTGTTGGATTTTTTCTTTAAGAACATCGTTTATATAAATTGCCATATTTGTAAACCGATTAAACGTAGTAGCATCTTTCAAAAAATCGCCGAACATTCCTTCGATTTGCAACGGAACAATGTGATTAAATATTATGAAATCATCGGATTGAAACAGCGTTATACTTTTAAGTAATACTTCTTTTCTTTCTATTAAGCAAACACTTTTTTCAAGTAACTTAGATAATTCATTTATTACATCATGCTCTAGTACAAATTTCCTTAGTGTATTTAGATATAGTTGGGGATTAGAATTCTTCTGAGTGTGCAATTCATCAATGGAGGGAATTTTATCTTTGGCAAGATTAAGTTCAGCCACTCGATCTTCGTCACTTTTAGTATATGAATGAAAATGCCAATTCTTGTGTAGGGCATCAATAGCTGTATACAGTTTCACTTTGAAAAACAAGGCATACGGTCTATCTAAATGATCCTCTGCAATTTCAAGAACCTCTCTATAAAACGAAAATTCAAGGGATGCATTCATTATAGTAATAGTATCTTTTGACAGCTTTAGAGCCAAGCCTTGAAGAATATCTTGGACACTTTGTGGTTCTCCTAAATTACAGAAACGGTTCAATTGCCTTTCCATGTGTTGTTTTGAGAACAATATCATTTCCTTCTGTGTTCTCAATTCATTGCACTCTCTATGACACTCTTGTAAAAGATTTTCTTCGGTCGCTAGATCCCTAACCAAAGAAAGAGTTGGCTTTTTTGATTCCACAGATGCTATTCGTCTTTTTATAGATAGCAGTTGGGTATTGATTAAATCAATTTTCACATCGGCTTTATTTAAAACAGTTCCATACAGTTGAATGAATATTTTATCATATTCTTCCTGAATTATAACAAGTTTATCATTTGGCAAATCTTTAATGCCGATTATTTTGCAAAGGGATATATAAAAATCATCTGGCATACTAATTTCGTTATTCTTTAGGACAGATTTAATGACTATATTAAGCAGTCTGTCATTTGCGCCATCAACACTACCAACAGCTTTATTGAAATAGAACTCCCCTAATTCCTGCATAGTAGATTTAGTAAATATTTCGGAATCAATACAGTCATACAAATCAAATTTTATGTATTGATATAGCTCTTGGCATATAGCATTTTCATTTTCTATCAGCACAATAATTCCCCTTTCGTTAAGCTTATATAAGACTATATTATCATAAACTATGTTCCAAATATAGTTTCAAATGTTAATTTCAAGGAGGTGTTATCCTGGCTACCACACGCTTAATTTCCATGCACCAAAACAAAGGCAAATCCATTGCCGATTGCCTTGCTGACCGCACCGATTATGCCAAAAATCCCGACAAAACAAACGAGGGTGAACACATCAGCTCTTATGAGTGCGACCCCAAAACCATACAAGGTGAATTTCTCCTTTCAAAGCGGCAGTATTCTGATATTACGGGCAGGCAGCAAGAGAATGATGTGATCGCCTATCAGATACGCCAGTCCTTTAAGCCGGGAGAAATATCGCCAGAGTTAGCAAACAAAATAGGCTATGAACTTGGCATGAGTTTTACCAAAGGAAACCATGCATTTATCGTGGCAACTCACATTGATAAGGCTCATATCCACAACCACATTATTTTCAATTCCACCTCCTTGGACTGTACAAAAAAGTTCAGGGATTTTTTAGGTTCAGGCAGAGCCGTCCGCAAAATATCTGATCGCCTTTGTCTCGAAAACAGACTGTCTATTATCGAAAATCCAAAGCGTGGGAAAAGCCATTATGGCAAGTGGTTAGGTGATAAGAAACAACTTTCCCACTCTGAAAGACTGCGTCAGATTATTGACGAAATCCTTGCAAAAAAGCCTGTGGACTTCACAGTGTTCTTAGAAGAAATAAAACAATCAGGTTATGAAATTAAACAAGGCAGCCATCTGTCCTTCAAGGGAGAGAATCAAAAGAAATTCATTCGCCTGCGCTCTCTCGGCAATGATTATTCAGAAGAAGAAATCAAGTCGATTATTAGTGGCGAGAAATCTCAAACTAATAAGAAGCGCTCCAGCCAAAAACCACAGCCTCGTGTTAATTTGCTTGTAGATATACAGGCAAAATTACAAGCCGGCAAAGGTGCAGGCTATGAGCAGTGGGCAAAGATTTTCAACCTCAAACAAATGGCGCAGACTATCAACTTCTTAACGGGAAATAACCTTCTTGCCTATGAGGATTTAGAGGAAAAATCACAGACTGCCACCAACAATTTCAATCTGCTTTCTGCGGAAATCAAGACCGCGGAAAAGCGAATGGCAGAAATAGCCATACTCAAAGCTCATATCATAAATTACGCAAAAACCCGTGATGCTTATACTGACTACCGCAAGGCAGGCTACTCAAAAAAATTCTATGAAGAAAACACTTCCGATCTGCTTTTACACAAGGCAGCAAAAGCGACTTTCGATGAGCTTGGTGTAAAAAAGCTGCCCACAGTTAAGGCTTTGCAGGCGGAATATGCCGAGCTACTTGCCAACAAGAAAAAAGCCTATGGATCATATCACAATGTAAAAAAAGAAATGCAGGAAGTGTTGATTGCGAAGGCTAATATTGACCGACTTTTACAAAGCGAAACATCTGAAAAGGAGAAAGAAAAACCTCTGGAACAGAGATAACCCACCCTATGGTTTTCAGCTCCCAAAGGGAGCGTAGCCACACAATTTATTGTGTGTTCAGTGGGGATTGGGGAAACTCCCCAACAAGCAAAATAGCAAGGTGTGTACCACCTTGCCCTGCTTGCCACGAATGTTTCAAAGAAAACAAACAGTACCCTCTCTCATATTCTTTCGCCATATTCCATCGTTTTTACAAAACAACATGCATTTATCTCAAAAACGTATGATTTTCTTTACCTATTTGTTATAAATTCTTGTAAATCTATGATATTTGATCTATAATGTAATGGTTATTACTATACTTGCAAAGCGAAGTCGGCGATGAATGAGGGATGGATATGAATATTAGTTATAAGAAATTATGGATTGAGCTTATTAAGCGAGATATTAAGAAAAGTGATTTGAGAAAACTAACCGGAATATCGGCAGGGACAATCACAAAGCTGAATAAAAACGAACCTGTTTCTATTGCCGTATTGCTATCAATTTGTGAAGTTTTACACTGTGACATCGGTGATATTTGTTCAGCCGTTTCAGGTGGCAGTGTTACAGAAGACAATTGAAATATTCAATAAGAACGGAGTAGAGATATGGGGAACGTAATATCTTCAACAGAGCAAATGATTGAAAAAATCAACGATGTCCTTAAAACGAAAAAAAATGCAGTAGTTAATATTGTAAATGACAAACTGACGCTGTCAGTTTTTGCATTACTTGAGCAAAATCTTAAAAACGTAAAGGAAATAAATTTTGTAATCAGGGACACTAAATTTGTGCCAGAGAAATCTGAAATATCTCATGAGTTTGAAATGGCTCCTGCCGATATTTTATACAATTCTTATGATATTGTTGAAAAAAATAAATTGAAACATTTTGCAAAAGCAAAAGCAATGCACGATTTTATCAAATCTAACGTTAATGTTAAGAGAGCAAACCCTAAAACTAAAATAGGTGGAAATATCATCATCATTGACGATGATTTCATGATACAAGGATCATCCTCTCTGGAGGTATCTCCAAAGAAAAAGAGCAATGGTTTCAGGAACATAAATTTTGACACAATGCTCAATGGAACAATGGACAAAGACCAAATACTCTCAGCCCTCAACATATTCAATCAAATCTGGTTTAACGATCAGGTTTCTTCGGACTATAAAGAAGAGTTGTTGCAGAGCTTGTCTTTTGTTTATAAAGAACACTCTCCTGAGTTTCTGTATTATTTTACCCTCAATGAACTTTTTGGATATCAAATAGACAGCGGTGTAGAAAGATTTGAAAGAGACAGTGAGCGGTTCAAAAAGACTGAAATATGGCAATCTCTTTATGATTTTCAAAAGGACTGTGTTGTATCTGCCATTCAAAAACTGCAAAAATACAGAGGCTGCATCATAGCCGATTCTGTTGGTTTAGGTAAAACCTTTGAAGCCCTCGCTGTTATAAAATACTTTGAAATTAAAATGGACAATGTTCTGGTTCTTACCCCTGCAAAACTGTATGATAATTGGAACTCTTTCAGAGGTACATACAAGGACAGTTTCCTGAATGAAATTTTTAATTACAGGATCATGTTCCACACAGATTTGTCCCGTTATAAAGGTATGTCTCAATCGGGACAAGACCTAAAGAGATTTGACTGGGGCAATTATGACCTTGTGGTCATTGATGAATCCCACAATTTTAGAAACAGAAATGATCGCTACGATGACAACGACCAATTGATTATGACAAGGTATGCCAGATTGATGCAGGACGTGATTAAAAGAGGCAAAAACAATACCAAAGTACTGCTCCTCTCCGCTACTCCTGTTAATAACAGTTTAGTAGACCTTAAAAATCAGATTAGCATTATAACGGGGGATAGGGATTTTGCTTTTCAGGATGAGGGAATCTCCAGCGTAGAGAACCTTCTTAGAAAGTCCTCTACCATTATAAATCAGTGGGAAACTACCCCCAACCATAACAAAAATGATTTGCTGGATACTCTTCCATCGGAATTCTATAAGCTGCTTGAGCTTATGACGATTTCCAGAAGCAGAAAGCATATTACCAGCTATTACGGAAACAGCAGTGTCGGGAAATTTCCTCACAAAAATAAGCCTGAAACTAGACGTCCTGAAATAGATAGTCAAGAAAAGCTCTTAAAGTTTGCTGACACAAATGAATTGTTAGAGTCGCTTGAATTATCGGTGTACACCCCTACAAAATACATTAAAAGCGAATACCAGAAGATATATGCTGAGAAATACAGCTTAAAAGGAAAGCGTGGCGGAAATATGGACTTTCAAACCCAGTCCAAAGGTATGATTATCATGCACCGTTTTAACCTCTTTAAGCGCCTTGAAAGCTCGGTCTATTCTTTTGCGGAAACCATCAGAAGATTGATGGAAAAGATAGATAGAACCATGGAGGTTCTCAATAAAGGTGGATTTGTCGATGAAGAAACAGGCACACCTGATGAAGAATATGAATACTTAGAAGGCAAATATGAAATCGAAGTTGCCCACTTGCGTGTTGCAGATTATCTGTACGATTTAGAGGGCGACAGAATCATTCTCGAAAAAATATACAATGATGCAAAGAGCATTTTAGACGAAAGTAGAGATTTAAAAATCCGCACCCTGCAAGATGAAATTATTAAAAAAGTATCTCAAACGCCTTATAACAGCGGCAACAAGAAGATTATCGTATTCACTGCCTTTTCGGATACGGCAGACTATATTTATCAGCAGATTGCCTCCGAGCTTAAAAAAGCCCACTTGAATACAGCTTGTGTTACAGGCAAAGGTGTAAAGACAACAAACAAAAATGTGGATAGTGATTTTAATTCTGTGCTCTGTGCCTTTTCTCCTAAGTCTAAAATGAAAAAAGAGCTTTCAGCGGACAAACAGATTGACATTCTGATTGGTACAGACTGTATTTCAGAAGGGCAAAACTTGCAGGATTGCGACACGGTTATCAATTTTGATATTCAATGGAATCCCGTTTCGCTAATTCAAAGATTTGGTCGTATCGACCGTATTGGCAGCACCAATGAATCTATTCAGATGATCAACTTCTTCCCTAACCTTGAGCTTAATGAATATTTAGGCTTAGAGCAGCGAGTAAAAGGAAAAATGACAACCCTGAACATTGTTTCCACCGGTGATGAGGATTTCTTGTCCCCTGAAATGAACGACTTCAACTTTAGAAAAAGGCAGCTGGAACGCTTAAAAGATGAAGTCATTGACATTGAAGATGCCAATGAAAATATCTCACTCACCGATTTAAACATGAACGAATACTTGTATGAATTATCCGATTATGTGAACAATACTCCGGCAATAAAGGGCGTGCCGAACGGAGTGTATTCTGTTTCTGACGGCGAAAAGCAAGGCGTTTTATTCTGCTTTAAGCACAGCAATTATGACGAAAAGCCAATGTCCGACAGCTCACTGTATCCTTATTATTTGCTTTACCTTGATAATAACGGTGAGGTGCTCTATGGAAATGGAAAAGCTCGTGAAGTCGTTAAGATATTCAGAAAGCTCTGCTATGGAAAAAACAAACCCGTCCATTCGTTGTTTAATCAGTTCTTTATAAAAACGAACAATACAAAGGATATGAAGATTTATTCCGAGCTTCTCAACAAGGCAGTTCACTCCATCAAAGGCGAAGAAGAAGAAAAAGCCTTCCAGGCCACTTTTGATTTTGGCGGATTCAATAATGCTTTTGCCGAGGAAACCACGGATGATTTTGAACTGATTTCATTTTTGGTGGTGGAATGATTATTATTTAATTCCCCAAAATGCTGGCAATTTTAAGGAGGTAGCTCTATGCCAATTTCTTTAACAAATATTCGAGTGAACAACTTTAGATCATTGGAAGATATTGATTTAACGATCAATAAAACCAATATTCTCATAGGACAGAATAATAGCGGAAAATCCAACTTGCTTAAAGCAATAAATATTGCTTTTGGTAATGCTCGAGATATTTCTGAATCTGATATTTTTATTTCATCAGAGGAAAGAATTACAAATACCAAAACAGCAATAATAGATATTCTATTAAAACCAGTAGATTTGGAAGGCAGTTTTCAAAAAACATTTTCTGATTTCTGGATTAGCGTATTTACAGATTCATGGATTACTCCCGATGAAACCAATGGGGATTTTGTTGGGATAAGAACAGTCCTTCAATACGATATAAGAAAAGATGACTATATCATTGTCAAAAAACCTATTCAAGAATGGAATGATTCTATTGAAACGTCTGTTGTTGGAGCAAAGAAAAACTTTGGAAACGATATGATGGATTCGTTGATATCTTTTTATATGGACGCTCATCGTGATGCTGTTGAAGATATCAAAAACAGAAAATCATTTTTTGGCAAAGCTACATCACAAAGTGATTTATCGGATCAGCTAACTTCCGAACTAGAAGGTCAGCTGAACCATATTAATTCAGAAATTGTTCGAAATATACCTGCACTGCAACAAACAAATAGAAGAATGTCTTCTATAGGTAAAACGATGGGTTCATCAACAGGTACTGTGGAAATTGAGCCGCTTGCAAGGAAAATATCTGATTTGCATAAAGGAATGGACATTGTATATAAAGACGGGGTAGCCGCTCAGTTTTCCATATCGCAACACGGAATGGGGACACGAAGTTGGATTTCATTTTTAACACTAGGGGCTTATGTAGATTGGCACAATGAAAAACTTAAGCAGGATGATGAAGATGCTGAAAATTATACAATGTTGACAATGGAAGAACCAGAGGCACATTTACACCCACAAGCTCAGCGTCAACTGTATTTTCAGATAAGTGAATTTGATGGGCAAAAAATAATTAGCACCCACTCTCCCAGCGTTCTTGCTCAAGCAGAGCTAGGGGATATTATTTACATCAACAAGCAACAAGGCAAAACAAATGCAAAACATTTTAATGTAAATCAATATACTCCAGAAGAATTGAATCGAATAGAGCGAGAAGTTATAAATACAAGAGGTGAGCTACTGTTCTCTAATGCTATCGTTCTATGTGAAGGTATAACTGAAGAACAAGCTCTGCCTGTATATTTCAAAGAATACTTTGGCGTGGAAGCCATTTGCTGTGGTGTAAACATTATCGGTATTGGTGGTCAAAATTACAAAACATTCCTAAATTTAATTAAAGATCTTGATATCCCTTGGTTTATTTTTAGCGATGGTGAAACAGCAACCATAAAGACTCTCAAAAAAGCCGTCGGTGTTGAAAATATTGAAGAATTGAACAGCATGTCAAATATTATTATTTTAGACAATGAAAATGATTACGAAAAATATTTAATATCTGATGGTTATACTGACATAATAATTTCCGCAATAAATGAGTGTGAAAATGATGAAGAATATTTTGCTAACCATATTCTGACTAAAAATCATACATCGTTGGGCAGAGAACGTACTAATGATCCTATGTGCGGAACTTGTCAACAACCTATATATAAGGACGTCTTAAGGGATTTCGATGGTGAAGGTGGATTGGAACGTGCATTATATGATTGTTGTACTGGGAAAAAAGCAAAAGCGAAATATGCTACATACGTGGCTGAAAAGATAGTGTCACAGCAAGACGTTACCAAGCGAATTCCATCAAAAATTAATACTTTTTTAAAAGAAATTGGATGTCTTTTAGATTTAACAGAAAAGGAGGATTACAGAACTAATGAAGTTATCGAATAAGCAAGAACAAATTGTTAAGCATGTGGAAGGCGCTATTCTAGTCAAAGCAGGACCGGGAAGTGGTAAAACACGAGTCCTCATAGAAAGGATTAAACATCTTCTTCTATCCAAAAAACGTTGCAAAATTTTAGCACTTACATTTAGTAACCTCGCTGCTGATGAAATGAAAAACAGACTTAAAGAAGATACTGCAATCAGTGATTTAGCTGAAAATGTCACTATTGGTACTATCCATTCTTTTTGTTTAGATTTAGTGCAAAACAGAGGCAACTTAATCGGCTTAGGAAGAGAACTGATGATTTTTGAAAGCAATTCAGATCAGCTTTCAATAATACGAGATGTTTTCTCCAGCGATCCTCAACTGATGGCAATATTAAAGTCTAAAGAAAAGCCTACAGCTTTTCTACAAAAATGCTTGTCTCTAATTTCTGAGAAAAAAAAGAAGTTTGTTTCGCCTGAAATGTGTGAAATAAACGAACCTTTTTCAGTAATTTATCGTGAATACAATGAACGTTTATTAAGCCAAAATGCTTTGGATTTTGATGATATATTGTTTTTTGCATATAAAATTCTTACTGAAAACCCATCTGTTGTTAACTTATATACCTCACTATATAAGTTTATATGTGTTGATGAAGCACAGGATTTAAATTTTGCACAATATCAAGTTATCAAAGCACTCTGTGGAGATAAGTGCAAAAATATAATGCTTGTAGGAGACGAAAATCAGTCGATATATGGGTTTAATGGATCGGATAGCACCCTAATGTCTGAAAAGTTTGTTAAGGACTTTAACCCTACTGTTTACTTGCTAAATGAAAACTATAGGTCTGCAAAAACAATTGTAAACTTTGCGAATAAATTAGGAAATTACGATAGCGTTTCCAATTATGTTTATTCCGGAGAATTAAAAGCATATTCTTTTTCGGATGAAAAAGATGAAGCTCAATTTGTATTAGATAGAATTAAGGAATTACTAGATAGTGGTCATCCAGACATAGAAAATGGTTTAAGTTATGATTCTTTTGCAGTTATTGCAAGAAACAAGTATGTGCTCTCACCTTTAGAAACTATTTTTTCAGAACTTAATATCCCGTTTGTTTATAAAAAAAGCTCAAATGGACTTGAGAACGAATCGGAATACATGAAAGCATTTGAATTAGGAATCAGAATATTATTAAACCCGAAAGATATTGTTCATTTGAGAGAATTGTGCAAAATTGCTGACCGAAAATCATCTGAAATTATTAGTGATGATAATTCATTAGCAATCCTAACCCAAGCTTTAGAAAATACGGTATTCATCGACTTACTCCCTTGTTTCCAATTGTTAAATAAAGAAGAATTGAATTTTCCCAAGGTTTTGATGCAACTTAAAGATCAACTTCCGAAAAGTATATCGGACGAAGAGAAATATTTAATTATTAACGATATTGAGCAATGGGAGAAGCATTGGAAAAAGTACTCCGGGCAAGTACAGCGAGAAAATAGAACACTACTCTCTTTTAGAAATTATATATCTCTTGGGAAAACTCAAGACACCTCTTCTTCCAAAGGAATTTCCTTGCTTACCGCACATATGTCTAAAGGTTTACAGTATGATGTAGTTTTCGTTATCGGACTGTCTGAAGGAACATTTCCTGACTATCGTGCAGTTAACGCCGGTGGTTCTGAAATGGAACAAGAAAAAAACAACATGTACGTTGCTGTGACAAGAGCAAAACGACTATGCTATCTTTCCTACCCCATAAGTAAAAAAATGCCTTGGGGTGATAATAAACGACAAGCTCCATCAAGATTCTTAAAAGATATTGATATTCTTGAATCTTAGATTTGTACTAGAGTTTCCTTTAAGCTATGAGGTGGTGGAATGATGTTTAACTTACCCGAAAAATATAAGGTGGGCAAAAAAATCCCAATGAAGGACTTTATCCCGAAGGAATTTAAGCCCGATGCAAAAAAGAAAATCAAAGAAAGTGTAAAAAGCGTCATCTTAAGCTATCAGATTATGGGCGAAGACATTCCCTCTTTGGTAAATGAAGAATACAATTTTCAAGTCATTCAATTTTATAACCTTGAGCTTGCGGATATCAAAAGGGCTGCCTTTATTGCGAACCTGTATCAGGAGATTATCAAATCGCCTTGTGTGATCCGGCTACATGATAGCAGCAATGAGACATACTCCTTTGCCCTAAAAAGACTGAATCAAAACGATAGTACGCAGATTGTGGTTACAGACAAGGTTCTTACAGCCGTCTACCCCATTGTTCTGCCCAGCACCGATAAAAATAATTTGCTAAGGGAGCTTGCCTATGGCAACGTCAAAAATAATGACAACAAAGGATCATTTTATTTTGAACTATACCTGCGAGCCTATATTTTGACAAATGACAAAGTGTATGCAGGTGCAAAATCTTTTTTATCTAAGCCAATATGGTACAGCTTGAGTAAGCAAAAAGAGGTTTACGCCCTCCTCTGTAACCTTGCAAGTAATAAAGAAAAGGTTCAAAAGGCTGTATCAAACAGTGAAAAAATGAAGCTGAATCAAGAAATCAGACAAGCTATAAGTGAATTAGATAAAATATAAACATGGAGGAAAAACAAATGGACTACCCAAAAGTACCACAAGAGATTAACAACATTGTCGAGGATAATGTAAAGCTATTAGCACAGATCTTCCCCTCTGCCGTTAAAGATGGGCAGGTTGACTTTGAGGCTTTAAAAGAAGAGCTTGGACAATTTGAAGAAGTGGACAAAGAAAAATACGAACTTACTTGGGCTGGCAAGCAGGATGCAAAGAAAAAAGCTCAAGAAGACGTTTATAATAGAACGCTTAACTATATCGAATCAGACAGCAAGAACCCTGAAACCACAGAAAACCTTTATATTGAGGGCGATAATCTTGAAGTTTTAAAGCTGCTACGCCAAAACTATTACGGCACCATTAAAATGATTTACATTGATCCACCATATAACACGGATGGAGATTTTGTTTATAACGATAAATTTAAAATCAGTGTAGAAGAAAGTGATATTTTGGAGGGCGCTCGTGATGAATCTGGTAATGCCTTGCAAAAGAACTCAAAATCATCTAACCGTTTCCATGCTAATTGGCTGAATATGATGTATCCACGATTAAGGGTAGCAAAGGATTTGTTGACCGATGATGGAGTAATTTTTATCAGTATTGATGAACATGAATACAGTAATCTAAAAAAGGTATGCGATGAGATTTTTGATGAAGCTAATTATTTTGGAGATATCACTTGGGAATCTACAACACAACCGATAAATGCTGGTTCAGCCAAGTTCGGTTTACAGAAAAAAACTGAGCCAATATTAATATATTCTAAAAACAAGAGTAATGTGCCAGGTTTTAATGTAGAAGAAGTTAATGGTGACTTATCATATCCCCATATCGGAAAGCTTGGTCCATGTAGATTTGAAATAATAGAGAAATCTGATGCTGGAAGTTATAATAGACCTACTATGAAATTCCAAATTCTCGGTCAGTATCCAAGAGAAGGGAAACGTTGGCAGATTGGGGAAGATACTGCTCGCCTTTTAGAAAAAGAAGGCAAAGTGGAAATAGTTGATGGAGTTGTTAAAAAAGCTATTTACCCAGAAGATGAGTTAGATAAAATACAATTCAAACCTTTTTGGTCGTTGTTTAGTGCCGCAGAATACGGAACTGCACAGACAGGAAAAGACGAGCTAAATACTATAATGGGGACTCCTGTTGGATTTGATACTGTAAAATCAATATCATTAATTAAAAAATTATTATTCCATATGGGCAAAGAATATACAGTTCTCGACTTTTTCTCTGGTTCCGCCACCACGGCGCATGCTGTTATGCAACTTAATTCTGAAGATGTTGGAAACCGGAAATTCATTATGGTTCAGCTTCCCGAGGAAACTGGTGAAAACGGTGATGCATACAGAGCAGGTTACAAAGATATATGCGAACTTGGTAAAGAACGCATCCGTCGTGCAGGTGAGAAAATCAAGCAAGAAATTGAAGCCGCCAATGCACAGCTTAAGATTGGCGAAGAACCAAGGCGAGTAACTGATATCGGCTTTAAAGTATTCCGCACAGCTGATACCAATATCAAATGGAATCTGTATGATGCGTTAGGACAGCTCGATACCAGTGCAATGACTCACACCTCTGACCTTGCTGACTTCACCATGGGCTTTAGCGACATTGATGTTGTATACGAAGTAATGCTCCGTCAAAAGGATGCGCCACTCTCCTCTACTTTTGAAACATTAACCGGCATTGGCAGCAGAACCTATTTGTATGGCAGTGCATATTTGGTTTGCCTTGAAACAGAAATTACTGAAAATTTAATTGATAAACTGGCTGCCCTTGATCCACTGCCTATTAAATTTATCTTTAGAGATTCTGCTTTTAAAGACGATATCAACCTGAAGGACGAAACATTTAGGAGACTGAAAAATCTCATTGAAAGAAATTCAGGTCTTGCAAAAAAAACATATACCGTAGAATTTATATAAGGAGGAAGTAGCCGTGGCAAAAAGAATTGCATTCCAATTCGATGATGAATTGGACTATCAGTTAAAAGCAATCAACTCCACTGTAGACTTGTTTAAGGGGCTTCCTCGTCAAACAGATGGAATCTATCGACCAAACCGCACCAAAAAGGTTGGCGAGGGCGATCCTGTAAGAAACCAAAGCATTGTAGCAGGCAGTAGGCTGCTACAAAACCTAAGACAAGTGCAGCTTGATAACAAGCTGTTTGCAGATAATGAGCTTGAAAACAACAACTTTACCATTGAGATGGAAACAGGCACAGGCAAAACCTATGTTTATCTGCGTTCCATTTTAGAGCTTTACAAAGAATATGACTTTAAGAAATTTATGATTGTTGTGCCCAGTATTGCAATCCGTAAAGGCGTGGAAAAATCCATTGATCAGTTAAAAGACCATTTCAAAAGACTCTATGATGTGGATTTGTCCAAGCACAGCTTTATTTATGACAGCAACAACCCCAAAATGGTCAGTTCAAGCCTTGTGGAAACCAATGATTTAAGCATTTGTGTCCTTAATATTCAAGCTTTCAATAAAGACAATAACAAAATCCGTAGCGAAGATGAATACGGACAGATTTTGTGGGAGGATATTAAGTACATAAAGCCCATTGTTATCATTGACGAACCACAAAAGATTGAGGGACAGAAAGGCAAGAAATCAAAGTCTTTACAAGCAATTGATGATATTGAGCCTTTATTTGTGCTGCGCTACTCGGCTACCCATAAGCAGCTATACAATCAAATTTACAAACTGGACTCCTATGCCGCCTACAAGAATGATTTGGTTAAGAAAATTACAGTAAAAACGGTAAACGGAGTTATTGAAAGAGATTACCCCTACATTCGCTATGTCGCTTTCACAAAGGACTTAAAGGCAAGGATCGAGATGTTCTCTCAAAAACAAGGGGATTCCATTCGCTTTAAAACCTTTGATGTATCGGCAAATACTTCTTTAGAGGAGTTATCCGGCGGTCTGGTGCAATATCGGAATATGCGTATAGCAGAAGAACCCCATAAGCTCAAACCTTTGAAAATTGCTACTACAGATGGCACTATAACCTTAGCCCTTGGCGAAAGCAACAATGGACTTGAGGATAGCGAAGCTACCCGTATTCAAATTCGCCTTGCCATCAGAAATCACTTTGAGAAGCAGTTTTCAATTTTAAAAAGCGGTAGAAAGATAAAAACCTTAACCTTGTTCTTTGTAGATGCTGTCAGCAAAGTTCGTGATAATACTCGTCCTGATGGACGTGGAGAATATCTGCGTATCTTTGATGAAGAGTATCAGAGTGCAATCAAAGGCTACGAAAAACAGCTTGCAAAGTATAAGGAGTATTTCCCTGAGCATCAAGATATTTTAAAAGTGCGTGAAGGTTACTTCGCTATCGACAAAAAGAATAATGAAGTTGAAATTGAAGATTGGGATGACAGCAAAAGCGAGTTAGATGTTAAGGCGAAATCCCAGGAAGATATCGACCGAGGTATCAGCTTAATTCTCGAAAGAAAAGACGAGCTTATTTCCTTTGAAGAACCACTTGGCTTCATCTTCTCTCATTCAGCACTTCGTGAAGGTTGGGATAATCCCAATGTCTTTACCCTTTGTACACTGAAAAACGGAAGCTCTGATATCGCAAAGAAGCAAGAAATCGGTCGTGGCTTAAGGCTGCCGGTTGATATTACCGGCAACCGTTGTTTAGATGCGGTCGTCAATGAACTGACTGTTATTGCAAACGACAGCTACGAGAATTTTTCAAGGGTACTCCAAGAGGACTTCAACCAAAACATGAACTTCAACAAGAATGAAGTAACTGCCGAAATCCTTACTGTTACACTTGAAAAAGCAGGTGTTCCGAAAGAAAAAATCACTGCGGAACTGGTGGACACCTTTAAGCAGGAACTAATGCGGAAAGGCATCTTTGACAGTAATAATATCCTCGGCAAAAACATGGAGCAAACATCCAAGCTCCTTGAAGGTCTTGTTTTTGAAAATGAAATACTAAATGAGCACGCTCTAATGCTGAAAGAAAATTTTGCAGAGTATATGGTGCAGAAAGGCTCTCAACGCATTGAAATTAAAAATGGTGATAATGAACCTTATGTGAATACAATCCGTGCCTTTGTATCCCAAGAAGAGTTTCAGCAAATCTACTTTGGTCTTAGCAGCAATTTGACTAAGCGCACGCTTTATAAATGCAATGTGGATAAAGATAAGTTTATTTCCGGCTGTATTGAAGAAATAAATGCCTATTTGCAATACTTTAAAGTTACCAAGGCAGTGAATATTGCTACCGGCAAGGCTGGATTTAACGATGCCCAAATGTTTGAAATGGAAAAGTCAGGTGATAAAACCTTTGATATCGATGTGGGCATGAAGGTTACTCCGAAAAGCGATTTTGAAGTCGTTAACTATATCATGCACCACACTATGCTGCCCCGTCTTGCCATTTTTAAGGTGCTGGCTGAAATTGAAAAACGGGATGCACTCAACTTCCAAGACATTCTTGATAGAGTAACTCAAAAGATTTTGGTGCGATTAAATGATGCCAAGGCAGCAAATATCTCTTCATATGAAGTCATTGACGGCTATGAGCTTGATGAGGGACAGATTTTCGCTACAGATACCATCAGCGAAGAAGATTTTAATGATGAATGGCGTATCTTTAAGTCTAACCCAAATAGAAAAAACGCCTTAAATGAATATTATAAGATGGATAGCAAAGGCGAAAAGGAATTTGCCGAAAAACTAGAAGCAAATGACAATGTTATCTTATTCACCAAACTGAAAAAAGGCGGTTTTGTAATAGACACCCCTTACGGACACTACTCTCCCGATTGGGCGGTTGTTTGTAGGAAAGATGGACTTGAAACAGGTGCCGTAGGCATTTACTTTATCGTAGAAACAAAGGCTGGAAAGCTTAAAAAAGACTTAACCGATGTTGAAGCAAATAAAATACGTTGTGGCGAGTTACACTTCAAGGCTGTATCTGAATTGGTTAAATTCAATTGGGTCAATAGCTACGAGGATTTTAAAACCAAGTTCGGTGTAAAAGAAAGTATGTAAGATAACCTGCCTGTTTGATAATAATAAGGAGCACATATGGTATGTTTAAGAGTAATGAGCTATATCACTTGTAAACTTCATACCAATGGCTCTAAAAGGAGTTTACTCAAGCAAAGTATATAGCCGAATTACGCATTGCCATAGAAAACGTCATATCCCCCAAAATAAAAACACCGTAACTCAGAGGAGGGTTATGGTGTTTTTTTGTCTTAAACTCAAAACAAGTTTTCTTGTTGTGTTTAATGCATCGAACCATTTTGGATCGGTGCGTTTTTTTATTCTTTTGAATTATAGGTTTTTTAGATTAAAATCCGGGCGTTCTCCGCCTTCTGTCCTTTCAATCAGATTTTTAAAAATTGAAAGGATGGACAAATATGAAAACCATAAATCTAAAGGATATTTACCCTTATTACTTCAAAGAAGATAAATTGATTGACGTGCCGGACGAGCTGGTACAGATATTTGAGGAATATGCCAAGGCAGAGGAAACCTATGAACGAACAAAGCGTCGTTATAAAGCTACATACTCCCTTGATCGTGGAGATGGCATTGAACGTGATATTCTCTTCGTTTCCCTCTCTCCTGATGAACTTTACGAACGCAAGTTGACGCAAGAACAGCTCCATGCAGCAATAGCATCATTGCCCGACAAGCAGGCAAAACGAATCTATGCCCATTTCTTCTTAGGCATGAGCAAAGCCGCAATCGCTCGTTCTGAGGGAGTCAGCAAAGTATCGGTATCAGAATCTATCGAAAGAGGCTTGTGCTCAATCGAAAAGTTTTTAAAAAAGTTTCTTTAACACCCCTTACTTTTGCCTGAATTTTGTCCTGATTAGTGAGATGTACTTTATATCCTCACACAATATTGTACCTTGACAACTAAATATACGGTATTTTGAGTACAGATCTTATGTGGCTGAAAAGCAAAGCAACATAATGGGCATCGCCATGATGGGTTCTGTAATGTTCTTGTAAGTTAATGAATGTCAAAACAGAGCATTGCACAGCCAGAGCGATAAAATGCAACCATTAGACCAATCGGTGGCTCGATTGGTGCGATGACACACATAAGTGATAATGATACTTTCTCACGACCTCCCACAGACTTGAGGGGGAGTTCCTGCGATATTTGTAGCCTCTTGAAGGGACAGGGCTAATCGGTATTGTGGGGCTATGATGTCAGCCAATGACAGCTCGAAATATCCCCCTTGCCTGGGTGCGTGGCAAATAAGGCGAATGAATAAAGACAATGCACACCACATTTTTGCACAATGCAATTTGTGGTGTGCTTATATTGCAAAGCGACAAACTTCTCATAATGATAATAAGTGCTTATAATCAATATAAGCACCTTACTTGGAGGTGATTGCAAATGGAAAATATCAAGAATGGATGGGTTATAATTAGCTATACAATAAATATTCGGACATGATATAATATAAAAATAAATGAAAGTAAGAGGTATATATCATGGGAAGAAAAGG